GGAGCAGAAGCTGCAGGAGCTGAGTTCTGTAGAGAATTCGAGAGACCTGCAGGAGGAGAGACTACAGCAGCTGCTAGGGGACGTACCGCACGTAATGTATACTGGGCTCATTACTCAGACCCAGACAATTCAGAGTCCTCTGCTCCTGTGAGTAATATAGGTAGTAAGATAGTCGATAATGCTAACAACTGTGTAGGTAAATCATACATAGCAGGAGGAGACATGTATGATACCAATAAATCAGGAGCAGATGATCCAGGTTTAGTCTATTACTGCTACAGAGAGGCAGGAGTAGGTATTAGACCTTCTACGGCACAAGGTTACTATGACTTGTATATAGGGTCTGCTAAGAAAGTCACCTTGGATGATTTAGCTCTCGGAGACTTACTATTCTATGAGAACTCAGAAGGTAAGATAGGTACAATAGCTATCGCTACAAGTCAGGATACTAGAGTGTATGCCTCCTCTGGAGCTGGTCTTATAGTTAGAGAGCCTATAGGAAATCCTACTTATATCCTCAGAATATTAGCAGATTCCGAGACTACTATTTTCAACTCTTCTAGTAGTACTTCCTCACAGAGTGGAGGAGAAGCTATCGACTATATATCATTGAGTGCTGCTGATCCTCATACTGAGACTATAGGGCATAATTTATCTAGAGTGGAAGCTGTAGGTTACGATTATGGTTACTTAATCGATATGACTTACGGTGAAGAGTTCAAATTCTATATCCCTGAATTCACAGAGCAGGCAGGAGCTAATTGGTCTCCTGTGAATATTAGAGGCAGATCAGTTGCAGTACAGTCTTATGATTCTACTAATTCAAGAACTATCACTATCAGTCTAGATCTGTATGCAGGAGTGGGATTATATGCTGCTAAGTCAGGAGAGAGTGGATTAGATACTGTCAGTAGACTGCACTCTGATGCTTATTTCCTCAAATCTCTGGAATATCCTGACTATTCAAATGTGATAGCTCGTCCACCTGCTACTGTTCATCTTATACTAGGATCTGCTATTAATATAGTAGGTGTAGTGAGCAATGTCACAGTGGAGCATCTGAAACCTCTAGATGAGTTCAATAGAGCTATGTATCTGAAAGTCAGTTTCACTGTAACTCAGGTTGCAGTTAATCCTCCTGATTATAGAGATGTCCGAGATAATCAATACACAGCGACATCTACTCAGGATATAAGTTCCCTCTATGACAAGTATTCAGGTCCTGCTACTGTAGCTCCTGTATTCACAGAAAGGAGGAATAGAGGGTGGACACAAGTTACTATGAAAGATTAAGGAATAATTCTAGAGATGTATATGACAGATACAAGAATTGTCACTTATTGAAGGATAAAGCTACAGGAGAGGTACTTCTATCCACTAGAGAGATAGTCGAGATACCTGTACATCCTAGAGACACTTATCATAGAGTCCAGTCTCATGAAGTCTCTCGACTAGACATGCTAGCTCATCAATATTATAATAATCCACTCCTCTGGTGGATCTTAGCTCAAGCTAATAATATATATGATCCTTTTGAACTATTAGAGCCTGGAGCTCTAATCAGGATACCTAATATAGAAACATTATATGGTCATAAAGGAATCTTGCTGTAAGGAGGTAATATCTTTTGGCTTTTCTATATAAGAATAATCCTTTGAAGGACGGTACCTATACTATCACTAGCACTTTTGGATATAGAAAGCCTATGGATACATCTAAAGGTACTACCTCTTCTGAGCATAAAGGTATAGACCTAGGCACGTATGGAGGAGCAGCAGAAGCTATACTAGCCGTAGCTGATGGTACAGTAAGTACTGTAGCTTATCAGGATGGAGGATACGGACACTATATCATCATCAAGCACACGGATGGGGTAGAGACTAGATATGCTCACATGAACAGCCGAAGTCATCTCAGTGCAGGAGATATCGTCACTGCAGGTGATCTACTAGGATACGTAGGTAGTTCAGGTGCTAGTACAGGACCTCACCTGCATTTCGAGATACGAATCAATGGTACTCCTATAGATCCTCAACCTTACATAACAGCAGGAGGATCTAGTATAGTATCTCCAGACTATACAGGTAGTAGTTCTAACTCTAGTAGTACTGACTCTATAGAGTCTATGTATACAGTCGATGCATCTAGTGGACTCTTCATGGCTAGGAGAGTGTCAGACGTTACTCCTCAACCATTACATGCTTTCGTAAATATCTATATAGGAGATAATCTGGTATTACTTTCAACAGAGCCTCCCAAACCTAACATACTACAGTCATTCGAATATAATCGTATGCAAGATGCAGGAGAGTCTGCATCTTTCACTGTATTCGATGATAACTGGGAAGAGATAGAGTGGGTTCTTTCACAGAATTTCGATCATATCTATATAGAATATGGCTACTATGGTACAGGTCTAAAGTCGAAGAAGATTAAACACAGACTACTTAACTACTCTATCTCTTTCGTGAACACAGGAGCCATCCTCTCAGTTTCTTCAGTTACAGAAGGAGCTTATGAGAATCTATCTCCTAGGTCTTTAACACTAGGTACTTACAATCCTACAGAAGCTGTGAAGAAGATCTGTGAGTCTCTAGGGTATGATACTACAACTCACCCTGAGTACTTCGATAGTTCTGCAGATGTAGTAGCAGACAATCCTTTCAATATGATAGAAGATTATCCTCTGACTTATATACATGATACTATCATCCCTCAAGCTTCTCAGGAAGGTGAAGAACTTTTCACATTCTATATTGATGAGGAAGGTTATCCTCATTTCGAGAGAGAAAGCTATGACGCTGATAGCGCTTTGATCACTGATATGAAGACTTACATATACCAGAAAGGTTATGATAGTCCTGTCATTGACTTGTCTTTCGACATAAAAGGAGTATTCGGAGGTAGAGGAGACTTCGAGATCACTACAGGCTATAAAAGCTCTGTATTCGATACGAAGACTAAGTCTCCTAGTAGTCATAAAGCTACTAAGTCTTCTGTAGTGACTGTAGCTACAGGAGATATGACTCATACTAACTCATATCAGTCTGTCCCTTCAGTAGACGCTGCAGGTTACTCAGCTGCTCAGATGAAGAGTAAGCTATATTACAATATGAAAGCTATGAGATATGATGCTTATGGAGCTACTATGACTATAGTAGGTGATCCTACAGTGAAGTTGAATGACTATATACGTATCATCAATGTGACGGATGCAGGGTACCTACACCACACTTCAGGAGTCTATCGTATCAATGATGTCATAGATTCTATACAAGGTGGAGAGATGGTGACTACAATGAAGCTAGTCAGAAACGCTACTTTCAGTGTAGAAGGAATTGAGTTGTTAAATCCTAAGTGGTTAGTGAGGTAAGGTGAGAAGATGTCTAATTACTCTAGGCAGTGTCCATCTCTCTATAGAGGTATCGTAGAGAGTATTGAAGATCCTGAGAATCTAGGAAGGTGTAAGATTCGAGTCCCTTCTATACACGGAGAGTTAACTTATCCTATAGATATACTACCATGGGCTAGACCTCTAGTACTATCTCCTGTAGGTAAAGATGACTCAGGTAAAGTGAGAGGTAGTGTGAATCTTCCTGATAAAGGAGATATAGTCTGGGTATTCTTCGAAGGAGCTGTGAAAGAATTCCCAGTTTACTTAGGAGGTACTTACGCTAAAGGTGAGTTAGAAATCGATCAAGATATAGTTGATTTCTATATAGAAGGAGATAGCAAGATCTCCTATCATCGGAAAGAAAATTATTATATGATCCAGATAGGAGATACGAAAGTTAGAGTATCCAAAGGATTGATAGAACTATTAGGAGATACTAAGATAACAGGTGATCTCACTGTATCTGGTACTGCTACGTTTAATAACATTATTATCAACGGATCTTGCAATAGGGAGTGTGATTGTCCTTGAATATAACTTCCAGGAGTCTGCTAGGAAGAGGTCCATCATTTCCATACAACAAGTCTATCACTAATGGATTAGAGTATACAGAAGATATAGAACGGATCAATCAGAGTCTCTTCTTGATATTCGAAACTCCTAAAGGGAGTAGACTGATGATGCCTGAGTTCGGTTCCGATATCAGGAAATATAGATTTGATCCTTTAGATAGAGTATTGATGGAGAGACTGAGATATACTATTACAGAGGATATCAAAAGATGGGAGCCTAGAGTATCCCTTACTAGTGTAGAGTTCTTAGCAGATGCTCAAGCTATTGATAATAGCATACTCTACATATCTATTAGTTATCGTATCATCAACACTACTGTTGAAGCTAACTATGTATATCCTTACAAGTTGTCTACTTACGATACAATAGATACCAGCTATAATTAAAGAAGGTGATTGACATGTCAGAGAATCCTATATTCAGTTACACTAGGAGAGACTATGAAGGATCTAGAAGAGAAGGACTCGCTAAGATACCTATCATCAGTAAAGGTCATTGGACAGATCTGAATGCTACAGATCCTGGTATCATCATACTAGACTATGTGCATGCTCTAGTAGACATGATGAACTACTATCAAGATCATCAAGCACTAGAGGCTTTTATCACTACAGCTAAAGAAAGAGAGAATATCTTCAGACTAGCTAAACAGCTATCTTACAAGATACTATCAGCAAAGGGAGCTACTTGCGATGTAGTATTCACTAGTTCGATGATTTATAATCATACGATCAGGATCCCAAAATATACGAAAATATCTACTATGTCAGGTATCACTTACCTGACTATGCAAGATGCTTACTTGTCTGCTGGAGAGACTAGAGTCACAGTTCCTTGCATCCAAGGTAAGTTAATGACTGTGACATACACTGGAACAGGTATTTCTCGGTTGAGTCCAGTAGCAGGAGCAGCTAATCAATCAATCCGTCTAGTAGATTACAATATCGATTTAGATTCAATACAGATTACAGATAATCTGAATAGACTGTGGAGTCCTGTAGAGTATATCACATTCTCTACGGAATTAGATAGAGTCTATCAAGTAGAGCTGAATCCTGATGATACAGTTTCTATTAAGTTTGGAGACGGAGAAAGAGGTATCATTCCTCAGATCTCTGATATCCTTACTATCCAGTACATGACTTCCTCCGCTGAGTCAGGGCGAGTGAGTGAGAATTCATTAGTCATACTGGATGATATGATCCTAGATAACGGACAGATCATCAATTTCTCTGTCAACAATCCTACAGCTAGCGTAGGAGGATCCTCAGTACAGAGTAGTCAGGAAATTAGAGAGTTAGCTCCTGGAGTTATCAAGTCTCAGGACAGAGCAGTAACACTATCAGATTTTGAATATCTAGCTAAGACGGTAGATGGGGTTGCCGACGCTAGAGCTTATGATATAAATACTAAACCTGAACTTTGTGACTATCATGAAGTAAAGGTATTAGTGACTCCTGAAGATCCTGACGGATCGGTAGAATTACTCAAGAAGAGAGTATATGATTATCTATACAGACGCATGATACCTCCTACTAATCTGCAAGTACTGACTCCTTCTTATATCTATGTAGATATAGAGATAGTAGCTAGAAAGCATGATAGGACGACAGAGGGTAGACTATCTTATACTATACAGCAGGTAGTGAATGACTACTTCAAGGAAAGAGAAGGACTCATAGGAGAAGACTTCTATCCAGCTGATTTAGTATCTAGATTATCTAGAGTAGAGGATATTCGAACTATCTTGTCTGTTACTCCGAACGATGTAGTAGATGTCCAAGACTTGTCTGTAATTAGATTAGGTAATCTGACTATAAGAGTTCAGTAAGGAGGTGTCGTAGTGGCTGATATCAGAGCTTTCATAAGATCTCATTTACTAGAACCTCTTAAGCAGTATCCAACTATCATCCAGGATACTATGTTAGAGTTGATAACTCAGAAGTTACAGACTCTATACGATTATACTGATAAGTTCCCTGAGATAGTTACTCCTAGTACTAACAGATTAGATATCTTGAAAGCTATAGCTGATCAGTTCTTGTTCACTGTCAGAGAAGATGCTGATATACAGGAGCAATTAAATATCTTAGATAACATACTATATGTCTATAGTAAAAGAGGCTCTATCGATACTATAGAGAATATGTGGAAGTACTATGGAGGTAAACTACCTAAAGATGTAAAAGTAATCATACCTTCATATAACTTATTCAGATACAGTATATCTAAGTTGTCAGGTACTCATGTATTCCAAGACAATTCTCTGAATAGAACTGGTGTGTATGAGGTAAGACTAATCAATAATACCTATCCTATCCCTGATCTAAGAGAATTCTTGATAAAAGAACTAGTCGCTGCTGGTAACTATTTTTACTTCACGAATACTCTTCATATGGATGTCTTAGGAAGTAATCCCTCGTCTAATCCTTATCAATATCTAGTATCTGAAGATACATTAATAGACTTACAGTTAGAAGTATTAAAAGCTCACCAAGGACTTACTTGGAGTGGATATAATCCTCTGAGTAAGAAAAGTGAAGACTCTGCTTGGTCAGGTAGAGGTGCTATCTTCCTAGAACTAACTCACTTACTAGATTTACCTCTCATAGAGCTGAATACTTATAAACTGTATGGAGATCTAGGCATCTACGTCAATACTATCCCGTCTATCAGTGAGATTGTATACTCGATCACTGCTAAGCATCATACACAGTATCTGATAAATTACTATCTGTACTGTACTCCTGAGGACTCCTTGGTCTCTATAAATCGTGACTTGTACAATCGTAAAGGCGAGTTGATCACTTCTGAGTATCCAGGATATTTTATTCTAGGAGAATCCCTATTAGGGGAAGCTATCATATAGATATGAGTATATTCCAGTCCAGTGAGGTGAAATTAATGTTTCCAGTAGGGACTAAAATACAGCATAAGTACACTAAAGAGTATCTTTGGGTACTGAGACACGGCAATGAGCAGATCCTTTGTAGAACCAAAGATCTGAGAGAGATATGGTTCTATCCTTGTGAGCTAGAAGAAATTAGTAATGTTAGTGAGAGCTTAAGATCAAATAAAAGATTTCTATGATATAGGAGGTGATATTCTTGTTCTCGATAGTAGGTACTCAAATATACATTCATCAAGGTGATGAGTGTGCATTTAAGATCGTACATAGAGACGAAGAAGGGAATATCTTAAACTTCGCAGCATCTGATATCATCACCCTCTATATCAGAGATATGAATACAGATAAAGTCCTCCTGAAGAAGATCTCTGAGTCTATCATAGTAGATTCAGAGGAAGTTTCTATTTTTAGCTTCCAGATGGAAGACTACAGGGTCTTAGTACCTGGTAATTATGTGTATGATGTTGTCATCGAAGTCAATACAGGTACTCATTATACTCTCGTAGATAGAGCGTATCTCAGTGTTATCAAGAGTGCCTATGCTATTCCTGAGTTCGAAACTGGACGATTGACTCCTATGTCTTCTAGGAGTTTCTATCTGAGTAATACTGCTTTAATATGTAAGTTTAATCATAGAAAGATCCAACGAAAGGATGCAGATGGTACACTGATCCTATTCAATAGAGTCAGTCCTCCCTCTGTTTCTGAAGATGATGCAGACGACTCTCTCATACTATTCAGTAATGCTGATGATGATAATGAGGAGTCTACTCTCATAATATTCTAAGAAAGGAGGGATATTTTGGCTAACTATAAGGTAGCTTATGGTGCTAGAGATAATATCTCGTACGCTATCGAAAGAGAGATCATACCTCCTGGTTGTATTATACTCACTGAAGACAGTAATGAAATATTCTTCTATGACCTTAATCGACGTCTACAGATCTATGAATCTCGCAACAAATTCACTAGTTATGGTGAAGCTGAAGAGTGGGTAAGAGAGCATGACTGTCGTGGACAGATCATCACTATCTTAGAGAAAGATCTCTGTATGGCTTATATCGTAGACCATACAGGAGCGTTAGCTAGTCTTTCTTCAGCATCTACTACATCTGTCCAAGCTGACTTCTCTATCACTAATCCAAATCATCCAGCTTATATCAAGAATAAGCCTACTAGTTATCCTATTAGTTTCATCGAAGG